TCACATCGTCAACAGGACGAGCGGAACGGAGCGCGAAAAAGTCCCGATCTGGCAGACCCACAGTGCCTGCCCCGGATAATCGCGCCGCAGATCGGCCATCGTTGCCGCGCTGAGCGCGAGCTGTGGCGACTCGGCGGCCCATTGCACGGCGGGCGACTCGGCAGGGCCGACCCCCACCAGATAATGTTCGGCCTGTTCGATCAGCGGAGCATCGACTGCATCGGCCCACTGCCATTGGCCACGGGCGCGGCGGGTCCACGACAGCACCACCCCGCCATCGGCGCGTCCGATGCAGCGCGGATGCACCGGGGATAGCGGCTGGCGGCCAATCCCGGCGTTCTGCAACGGCGCGAGAACTGCCTCCTCGTCCCCGCGACCGATAGCGGCAATCACGCTGTCGCTGCTGGCCGGCACCGTTGCCGGATCGAGCACGGTCAGCTTCGCATCGAGCAGGATAGCGGGAGTGCCCGCCCGATGCCCGGCGGCAGCGGCAGGCTCTGTCCCGCCGCGGCCGCGCAGCAGGCCGGTCACTCGCCACTGGCGCGCGCCGATCATACGGGCATCGAGAAACTGCACGATCTCCCCACCCACCAGCAGGCGATTGGCACCATAGGCGATGCCGCCCATGTCGGTGGGGGAGAGGCTGTCGCTGTCGTTTGCCAGTTCGATCTCCAGCACAGCAGCCGGTTCGAACAGCAGCGCGGACGACGGGGGCAGCGGGGATCGCAGCGTACCGACCGTGGCCCGCTCTGCCGTTGCTCTACCCAGCGGGGCCAGCGCGCCGCCCCGGTCGAGATAGAGCGCAGCCCCGCGCCAGCCTGCGCCGGGGGAGGAGAGCGCTGCGAACAGGTGCGGCGTATCGGGATCGCTCATCCCGTCCGCAGGCAGTTCGAATGCCTGCAGCAGCGTCGGGGCGTTTGGCACATCGGGGGCCAGCAATGCTGCGCCCGAGTCGCTGGCCAGCGCACTGTCGCCAGTGGCGACCGGCAGCCGGGTCAGCGCCAGCTCCACCCCGGTTTCGCGCCATTCCCATTGCGCGATTCGCCACAGCCCCTGCTGTCCGGGGGCGGTGACTGTGGCACCGGGGAGCAATGCCGGGTCGAGATCGGCCATGCGCCATTCGAGCGTTTCGCGGCCATCGGCGCTGCGCCGTGCCGCGCGGGTGGCCAGCAGGCGAGCGTCGGTGGCGGACAAGGCACCGGGGAATTCGATTGTGCGCCCGTGCGCGCTGCTGGCTGCAATGCGTTGCAGGCCGGGCAGGTAATCGCGCGCGGGATCGTAATACCGCACACCGTCGATCGGCGCGGCAGGGGCGGCATCGCGGCAGCGGCGGACACCGGTATCCGCCCCGAAATCGCCCTCCCCGCCGGAGCGGATGGCGGGCGGCAGGCTGCCCACCGGTGGGGCATCATCCACACGCAGTGCCAGCGTCAACCGCCCCTCGTGGTCGCGGCAGGCGAGCGGGTAGAGCGTGTCGATGGTTTCCAGCGTGCTGCGAATCGGCCCGCCTTCGTCGCTGAACCCGGCAAGACCGGCCAGCGGTGCACGCCCGCCGCCCGCCACCGCGCCAGCCAGCGGGGCCAGTATATCGGCCAGCGCGACCGGCCCGCTGTCGGCCACGATCTCGAACGTCAGCGCGGGGATACGGTTGCCGAAATCGCTGAGCGCCAGATCTTCGAACACGGCATAGGCCATTCCGCGAAAGGCGGGGCATTGCCCGCCCAGCGCGCTGGCCAGCAGCGGATCGGGCATCTGATCGCCGTGCCCTCGATGCACCCGCAAGGCCCCCGGTACTTTCAGATCGCCGCCTGCCCCGCGCAACAGATTGCCATCGGCCCAGATGCGGCCCACCCGCTCTATCGCCCGGCTCGACAGCGCCACGGCGAACGAACACGAATAGGCATATGAGGTGACAGAAGGTTGCCCTTTGCCGCCTCCGCTGGCCTCGCTGTGTTCGCGCAGTTCGGTCGCCCACACGATCGTGCCTGCCGCGCGGACAGTGCCGAAATGGCGCGGCACCGGCTGGCCATAGCTGGAGGTGGTCAGCGCCAGCTCTTTCAAACGCGGGCCGTCGCGGTGGCCGCTGCCAATCAGGCTGGAATCGAGCGCCCGCCCGGCGAGCGCGCCGATGGCCCCGCCAATCGGGCCGCCGATTGCAGTGCCGACAGCGTTGAGAATCAGCGTGGCCATCTATCGTTCTCCTTTGGCAGCAGAGTGCAGTGGCAGGCGCCAGTGCGCGACCACGGACCATTGCAGCGGCCCGGGGGTGGCGACGACGCGGCGCAGGCCGATATGCGCGTGGACCAGGCGGCCACCCGAAACGGCGACCAGCAAGTGAAGCTGCGCCGGGCCGGGGCGGACGAGCAGGATATCGCCCGGCTTCACCGGGCCGTTCGCCGGGATGAGTTCGGCACGGGCGGCCCATGCGCGGTAATCGCCGGAGGGCGTGTTTCGCAGCGCGTACCCACCGGGTAGCTCCGCCCACACGCCCGCAGCGGACAGCGCCGCGCCGACCACGCCGACACAGTCCAGCCCGCTGGCCGGATCGCGCCCGTGGAGCCGGAACGGCGCGCCCACCAGTTGCTCTGCCGCTTCGGCCACATGGGCCCCACGGTGCCCGGTCATAACGGCACCGCATAGCGGGCGAGCAGATCGTTGCCCGGCAGGAACGGCTCCCCCCGGAAATTGGCAGCGTTGGCAAACCGTTCGTGACAGGTGCCAAGCCGCCCGTCGCACCCCTCGGTCAACACGGCGGGGATGCCTGGCACAAGCGCGGGGTCGAGCGGAGTGGCGAGAGTGAGGCCCGCATCGCTGGCCACCACCACCTCCATCGCGATGCCCGCGTGCGGCCCGTCGATCCAGCGCACGGTGCCGCACGGCATGGTATCGGGCGCGGGCAACGCCCCGCTGAATGTCACCGCGTTGGCGGCAAAGTCGATCCGCTCCACCCGCGCCTCGTGCGTGAAGCGCGCTGCCGACAGCCCGCATTGCGGCCCGCAGAACGCGGCGCGGCAGGTGGGGCTGGTGCGTGGAACAAGATCGCGGTCGAGCGCGGCCTTGGACGACAGCAGGTCGGCGGAAAATGCAGCGCCATCCTGCGACACCGATCCGATGCTGCCGCTATAGAGAACAAGACTCTCCAGCGTTTCCCAATCGACCGCGCCCGCTTCCACCTGTGCCCCGTCGAACCGACCGGCGGCGAGGTCTGTGGCGGAGATGGCATCGTGCGCCAGCGCGCCCTGCATCGTGGCGCTGTCGCCGGTGAGCGCGGCGGTGCGCTGGATAGCGGAGGGCAGCATCCCCGGCGCGGCGCGGTGGCATATGCCGTCGAAGGTCAGGTCGCGGTCGTGCCCGGTGAAGCCGAGCGCCACGCCGTCGCGGCGATAGATGCGCCAGAACGTCGCCACGCATTCGAGTTCCTGCGTGAAGAAAGCGCGGGTCACGATGCCTCCCGCACTTCGATCAGCGGGACCGAGGGTGCTTCGCCTGCGGCAAAGGTTGTGCCGTTCACATCGAGCCGGTCCTGCGCGAAGCGGACCGGCACGTCGAACAGGAACCCGGCACACACCCGCGCCCCGTCGGCGGGCGGCGCGGCGAACACCACCCAGCCACCGGGTTCGGGCGTCCATTCGTCCACCGTCACACCATCGACAGACACCGCCACGCTGCCCGCACGGGGGCGAGTGATCGGGCGCACTTGCGCCTCATCGCCGTCGCCATAGCGTTTGACCAGGCGGAAACGTGTCGTGTGCCCGTCGCCGGTACCGATCCACTGATCGTGGGGCGTGGGGGTGCCGGTCATCGCGTGGCTGCTGTGATCGAACGGATCGCTCAGCCGGAACCCGCGCGCTGCACCGCGCCGCGCGCGGAAGAATGCCAGCAGGACGCCCAGCTCTGCCTCGGATCGGATGCCGGGGCCGACATCGAAATGCAGCCGCGCATCGGACCACAGCGCATTGCGCCGTTCGTGGCCCGACGCCATCACCGCCACCGAAGTGGAAAATTCGGGGCTGGCCCCGGCATCGCGCCCCGGTGCGAGCGGGTAGAGCACATCGTCGAATGGTTGCACCTGTTCCTCCTGCAATTGATTGAGCCGGACGTATCCGTCGCGCGCGACCTGCGGCAGCGCCCAGACGAAGCGGCGGGCGATCCCGCGCTGCGCCGCCTGGTCCAGCCCACGGTCGATGGCGGGCCACAGCGCCGCGGCATCGCCCGAGTTGAGTACGAACCCAGCGAGGTAATCCTGCCGTTCAGGCGGGTAAGCCAGCCGCCGGTCAATCGCGGCAAAGGCATCGCGCCGCAAAGCGTCGGCCCCGGCGGTCAGCCAGTCGTAATCTTCCACTTGCAGCCGGTCGTAAGCGGGCCATGCCCAGCCGGTGGGCAGATTGGCACGGTGCGCCTCGGGCGTGGCGGGGTCGAGCACAGTGGGAGCGAACACCAGCAGCATCACTTCACTCTGCGCCGGGGACGCCGCATCGCGCACCGCCTGTGCGATACCATCGGTCGCCGCCGCCAGCAGCGCGCCTGCCCGGTCGAGCAGATCGCGTTGCGCCGGGTCGAGCGGCTGGCGCAGCGATGCGATGGGCACCGGATCGCCGCCGAATGCCTGCACAGCATCGTCGTCATAAATGCACGGCGCGCCATCGGGCATGATCCACCACCACGGCTCGCCAATCTGAAACCGGATCGGCAGGCCCGCTTCCGCCGCCAGCGCCACGAACCGGCGCGCGACCGCTTGCAGCCAGCCCATCGCCGGTGCGCTGGCGGGGGAAAGCAGCGCCGAGGGCGGCTCCCATCCGGTGCGCGCGGGGCTGCCATCGGCGGTGCGTTGCTGCCAGCTATCGGGGCAATGCTGCGCCAGCAGTTCGAAACTGAGCGAGACGATGGGCACGAACCCGCTCGCCGCGCAGAGGGTGAAGAAATGGCCGTGCCACGCCCGCGCCGGGGTGCACAGCGCGCCATCGGGCGTTGCCAGCCCGTCGCTGCCGAGCCGGAAGAAATGGCTCATCCCGACATAATGGATCAGCTCCCCGCGATAGCCGAGCGCGCGGGCATTGCGGATCAGCCGCGCCGGGGTCTGGTTGCAGGCATCGTCATAAGCGGTGGCAATGCCGATCCCGTGCGGGGGCAGCAGCACGTCGCCGGTTTCCAGCATGGCGCGCTCGCCGTCGCAGGCGATTTCGCTGATTTCCACCCAGCCATTGGCGCGGGCGGGCAAGGGGGCATCGCTGCCTTCGCGATAACCGGGCGGCACCAGCGAGATGAACATGCGGTCGATATCCGCCGGGTGCACCGGATCGCCGGGCAAGTCCCACCCGCTGCCGAGCTGGCCCAGCGGCAATTCGATCCGCGCATCTTCCGGCGTGCCGCTGGCATAGTTCCACAGCCGCACATACCATGTCCGCGCCGCGCCGCTGGCGTCGCGCCCTTCGATTGTCAGCGTCGGGCCATTGGCGGCGTCGAGCGCGATCAGCCCGTCGCTTTGCCAGCGAAAGCGTAGCGTGGTGCGGCGATAATCGCGGTCGGTGGTATAGGCGGCCAGCGGGTGATCGAGCGTGTCCTCGCTCGCCCATGCCAGCCCGGCCATGTCGCCCGCGTGGTGAAATTCGCAATCGACCCGCAAGGCGTCGGGCGCGGTGGTGACGACCGATGCCATCGTCGGGCGGGGAAAATCGACGGTCCAGAAGCGCGGATCGAACCGCTGAATCCAGCTCGTTTCCTGCCCCTTGCGCTGCTGCGCGATCCAGAAAGCCATCGCTTACCCCTCTCGCAAGGCGCGGCCGATTGCGCTGGCGACCTGCCGCCCCGACCGCTGGAGCGCGACCGGCGCAGCGGTGCCGCGCGGCGCGGCCAGCGCGATGGAAACTTTCACATCGCGCCCGCCGCTGCCCGTGCCCGTGCCGCCGCCGGGAAGGCCGGTTTCCACCCGGCCAGCGCTGGTGGGCACGAACAGTTCCGGCCCGCGTTCGCCCACCAGATAGCCGCGACCGGGCGACACCGGCCCGCCGGTCGCCCGCCCCGGCAGGCCGAGCAGGCCGCCGACCACGCTGCCGAGAATGCTCCCGATGCCGCCGCTGGTTGCGCCTCCACCGCCACCGCCGCCGAGCAGCGTATCGAGGCCCAGTTGCAGCGCCTGCCCGGCAATCCGGTCGATGGTTTTCAGCGCCACGCGTTCGAGGTCTTCGAATCCCAGGCTCCCTTTACGCACCGCGTTCAGCAGCCCGCTTTCGAGCACACTGCCTGCCTTGGCGAAGCCGTCGGTCAGCGTGCTGTCGAACGCGCTTCGCATCTGCGCGATGTCGCTGGCAAAGCCTTGTGTGCTGGCGCGGACATCGACCAGCAGGGTTTCAATTTCGTCCATCGTTTTCGCTTTCGATCAATCGCAGGAGATCGGCCCGCCCCAGTGGCGCGGGTGCCGAAGGGTCCGCGGCTGGCAGTGCCAGCGACATCGCCAGTTCGGCCGGAGTGGCATTCCAGAACAGGTCGGGCGGCCAGCCCAGCGCGCGGGCGGCGATGCCGCTCAATATCGCGGCGCTGGCGGCGAAGGGGGCGCTGCTGGCGCTCATGTCTGCCCTTGCAGGATCGCCGCCAGCAGCGCGCGCAGCGGCGTCGCACTGGCGGCCAGCCCCTGTGTGGCGATAGCGGTGCCGACATCGTCGCGGGTCAGCCCGTCGCGTTCGGGCAGGCAGTGCCAGAACAGCGCGGCCATTTCGGCCAGCGCCAGCTTCCCCGCGCTGGCCCGTTCGACCAGCGCGAACAGCGGGCCGAGTTCGTCCTCCGCCGCCACCAGCGCGGCGAAGCTGGGGCGCAGCAGGCGCGGCGATCCGGCGATCATCAGCGCGGCTTCACCCCGGCAGGAATTGGCCCCGCTCATGCCGGCAGCACCGCGCCGGAGCTTTCGAGCTGGAGCGTATAAGTCCGCTCGCCATTGAAATCCCCGGCATAGTCGAGCCGCTGGACGAGGAACCGTCCGCGCAGGCGTTCGCCGTCTTCGAAACTGAGTTCGTAGTCCCCCAGCGTCCCGCTCAGCGCATGGGCGCGGACCTGCGCTTCGGCATCGCTGCCCAGAAAGATGCCGCTGGCCGATACCGATACCGAGCGCACCCCCGCGCCCGACAACAGTTCGCGCCAGCCGCCCGATTGTTTGTGGGTCACGACGACAGTGTCGCCGTTGATCGACATCTGCGTGGTCCGCAATCCGGCGACTACGGCATAGGCGGACGGCTGCGCGCCGTCGGCCAGTTTGAGCAGGAAGGCAGCGCCTGTCTGGGCAGTCATCGATATATCTCCTTGGGTTCTGGATCGGCGGGGGCATCGCTGGTCCCATCGTTGCCGAGGCAGCGGATGCGGTATTCGAGCAGAGTCGCCCGCCGGTTGTGGCTGCGCCGTTCGCTGCGCGCGCGCAGGAAACGGACAGTGGTAAGGTGAAAGCCGACGTGCTGGCGGGGCAGGTCTTCGATCCGGGCGGCGACTGCGCGCACCAGTGCAGCGTCGCTCTCCGGCTCGCTGCCGCGCAGGTGCAGTTCGACCGCCAGCCGGATTTCGCGCCCCGCGCGGTCTTTGGTGCTCCAGTCGGTGCTGGCGCTGGCGGCGATCGCCAGCCAGGGCGCGGTGGCGCGGGTGGGGGCCTCTTCTTCGACAGCGGTCAGCCGGTCGAGCGGGGCAGGCCCGTTGCGGAGCCAGCGCAGCAAGGCGGCGCGCAAGGCGATTTCCATCGGTCAGTCCTCCGTAAACAGCGGCCACAGCAGCGCCGCATCGCGCCAGCGGGCGGCGCGGTGAGTGGGATTGGCATTGCGGGCCTGAGTATTGGTGCGGGTGTGGGCGCGTGCGATGCGCGCGGCGCGGCGGGCCAGCAGGGTGGCGAAATCGGTGGCGGCAGGCTGCACCGATGCGGACAGCGGCGGGCGCCCGCTCATGCCAGCCGCATCGCGCGCCAGGGCCGCCACAGCGCCGCGACGGCGGCGGGCGGCGGGCCGTTGCTGCCGCTTTCGCGTTCGTGCCAGTAATGCGCCGCTAGCCGGATCGCGCCCTGCCGGATCGGATCGGGCAGCACGGCCCATTCGCGCGCCATCCCGGCGACGAAGCGAACCGCCACTGGCCCGCGCCCCGTCACGATCTGCCCGATCCGCACCCGCCCGCCGCCGCCGGGGTCGATATCGATGGCATATCCGCTGGCGGGCAGCGGGCTGCGGTTGCCATCGCTCGCCACCCGTTCGACCGCGACAATCGCCTGCACCGGCCCGGTCGCCAGCCGGTGCCACGCGCGGGTGGCGGGCACGATCTCCTCACACGTAGCGGCCAGCGGCATTTGCCCGGTAAACGCCTCCGCCATGTCGAGCGCGGCGCGCAGCAGCGCGGCCAGCGTGGCATCGGTAGCGGGCGTGGCAATCGCCAGCCATTCCTTCAGTTCGCCAATCGCCGCATCGGGCAAAGTGGCGGGCACGATAATGGTCCGCTGCATGGCGGTCTCCGGTCAGCAAATGGGGAAGGGTGAGGGGAAGGGGTGAGCGGGAGGGGGAAGGGAGCGGGCCGGGGCCATCCGGGCGGGCGAACGGCACATGGCCCCACCCGCCCGAACGACCGCCCGAACGACCGGCGCGAGCGGTTATTCCGCGATCCGCAACAGCTTGATCGCGTTGCTATCGAGCAATTGCCCGCCCACCCGCTTGGTCGCGTAGAAATGCACGAACGGCTTGTTGGTGAACGGATCGCGCAGGATCTGCGTCGCGCTGCGTTCCGCGATCAGATAGCCGGCGCGGAAATTGCCGAATGCCACCGGCGTCGATTCGATATCGATATCGGGCATGTCCTCCGCCTCCGTCACCGGATAGCCGAGCAGGCGGTCGGGCTGCCCTTCGGCCATTGCGGGCTGCCACAGGAACGCCCCGTCCGCGGTCCGCAGCTTGCGGATCGTGCTGAGCGTGGTGGAATTCATCACCCAGCTCGCCCCCTGCCGGTATCCCGCGTTCAGCGATTGCACGATATCGACCAGCCGCAGCTCCAGCTCTGTGCCCAGCCCCAGCCCATCGCCCGTGGCGATATATTGCAGCGTGCCAAAGGCGCGCGCGCTGTCCTTTTCCGGGGTGATCGGCCCGTTCAGGAACCCGCGCGGCTGGTTATCGCCCGATCCGCCGACGAATGCGGCCCCTTCGGCGCGAGCGAATTCGCGGGCGATTTCGTCGGCCAGCCAGCTTTCGATATCGAACGCGGCATCGTCGATCATCGTCTGGCTGGCGGCGGGGTTGGCATAAAGTTCGCCAGTGGGCGGAGCGATTTCGTGGAAGCCGGGGGTGCCGGTTTCCGGGCGGCCTGCTGTCTCGCTGACCCAGCCGGAGGCAGTGCCCCCGCTGGCGACCAGCTTGCGATAACCAGCGGTGCCGGTCTGCACCACTTGTGCGATGCGGCGGATCGGGCTGATCGCGGTCAGCGCGCGAGAGATGACCGCGTCGATTTCCTGCGGCACGGCATAACCGCCATCGCCCGGCACGGACGAGGTCAGCGATTTGATTTCCGCCGTCGATCCCCGGCGCAGATAGCCATCGACGAACCCTTTGACCTCCACACTGGCGCTGCCCGGCGATCCGGCAATCGCCGGGCGGGCGGCGGCGCGGGCGACTTTATCCAGCCGGGTTTTCACGTCGTCCACATCGCCGCGCAAGGTGGCAATATCGGCTTCGGCGCGATCTTGCCGGGTGACGATATCGAAGCTGGCATCGAGCGAACTGTCGCCCTCTGCCGGGGCAGGAGCGGACGTCGCGGTGGAAGGGGCGATAACGGGAGTGGTCATAGGTAAGTGCCTTTCGTGTGGGCATAAAAAAACCGCCCGGAGGCGGCGGTGGGGGTTCGGTTTGAAGGGAGGCGGGTAGGGGCGGAGCTGGGGCCGGTTCAGGCCTGCATGACAAAATGCACCCGCGCCCCGTGTTGCAGCGGGCGGGTGACCAGGCTGACTTCGAAAATGTCGATCTCGTGCAATTCGCGGCCAGCGGGCTCAAGGCGATAGCGGCGCGCGCGGTATCCGAAGCTGAGGCCCGATACTGCCCGCCGGGCCAGCAGCATGGCTCCCCGGCTGGCGCCGCTATCGAGCGTGGCGATCACGCGCAGCCCGCGCCGATCCTCCGCCGCATGGTCGATCCAGCCGATCCGTTGCGTGGGGCGGTGCTGCCAGTACAGCGGCAGCGGCGCGCTGCGCTGTTGCAGCGATCGGGCGAAGGCCCCGGCGCGGATCGTGTCGCGCGCGGCGTCGGCGCGGTCGAACAATGCGGCATAGCCAGCGAAGCGTACGCTCATCGCAGCAACTCCGCCGCGCCCAGCCGCACGGCGATACCCACCAGCAGCAGCGCGAACACCGCCCGCACCAGCCACTGCACCGCCGCTTTCCACGCGCTCTGCTTGGCGTCGCGCCATGCGCCCAGCAATTCGCGCAGTTCGTCGATATCGTCCTGCGCCCCGGTGTCCGACAGGCCCAGCCGTTCGAGTGCGCGGGCGGCCCCGGCCTCGCTCGCTTCTTCGACCATTGCCCGCAACGTGACCAGATCGGCCCCTTCGCCAGCGGCCTGCGCGATCAGCCGGGCGAGCATTTCGCGCCCGATCATGCCGCCTCTCCCTGATCGATATCCAGCAGCGCGCGCTTTTCCGCGTCGGTCAGGAAATCGGCCGCCGATACCCGTGCCCACAATTTCTCCCGGTCTTCCGCCAGCGCGGGCACTTTGTCCTGATCGATCGCCAGCGTCGCATCGGGGAACCACGGGGCCAGCCCTTCCTGCAATCCGCCGAGGATCTTGCCCGCCAGCGGCAGCAGTGTCAGCCGCCACAGTGCGCGGTTGGCTTCGCGGTAATTGGCATATGTATTGTCGCCCGGCAGGCCCAGCAGCATCGGCGGCACCCCGAATGCCAGCGCGATATCGCGCGCCGCCGCCGCCTTCAGCGTGGCGAAGTCCATGTCCGCCGGGCTGAGCGCGAGCGATTGCCATTTCAGCCCGCCTTCCAGCACCATCGGCCGCCCGGCATTGCCGCTGCCGGAGAATGCCTGCGTCAGTTCTGCCTTCAGCCGGTCGAACTGATCGGCGGTCAACCCCGCGCCATCGCCGGTGTCGAGCGTCAGTGCCCCCGATGGGCGGGCGGCGTTTTCCAGCAGGGTGCGGTTCCACTGGCTGGCGGCATTGTGGATCGCCACCGCCTGCTCCGCCGTGGCGAGGCAGCCTGCGCCATAGTGATCGTCTGCCGGATGGAATGCCTTGAGATGGATCAGGTTGGGCCAGCCCGCATCGTCTTCCAGCGCGATCTCCACCGTCTGCCCGTTCAGGCGATAGGCGTAGGCAGTGGGCCAGCCATCGGCCCCGGCGACCACGCTGACCCGCTCGGGCCGCAGCGCGAACAGCTCCACCGGATGACCGGCGGCGTCTTTCAGCACCTGCACACAGGCATTGCCGTGCAACAGCAGATGCGCCGCCAGCGTTTCGATCAGCGATTGCCCGGCGGACGTCGCCCCGATCAGCGCGGCCAGCGCCGGATCGGTCGCCATCAGTGGCGCCCCGCCAACCCCTTCGGCCACCAGCCGCACACTGCGCTGTGCCACCGGGTTCTCCAGATAGGCGCGCCGCACGCTGCGGCGATATTCATAAGACGGCACCCCGCCGCCGCCGGACATATGCGCCCACGGTGAAACAAACCCGCGCGCCACAGGCACACGAACAGAGCCCCCGCCCTTGAGGGCGGAAGCGATAGTGTTGAGGAAGGACATGAACAGACCTTTCTGGCGGGCCGAGGCTCGCACATACGAAAAAGGCCCCGCCAGTTACTGGCGAGGCCTGGAAAATGGGAAAATAGGGAGAAGGCTTGTTAAGCGGCCTTCTTCATCTCGTTCTTGGCAGCGGATGGGAAGAACGAGAGTGTGCGTACGAAGGCAAGCCCGTAGTGTGCAACAGTTTCCTGCATTGCTTCCCTAACGGCATTGCAAGCTTTCGCTTCGTCGAACTTGTTCATCAATATCTCACTTCGCCAGTTGAAGCTGTGGTGCCTTACTTACTACCAGCCACGCACCGTGCGTTTCGGTTGCTGCAAAAACATCCTTGCTGTCAAGCGTATTCCCGAATGTGCGGAAAAACGCAGAATCGGCCGGGCTGCGTAAATGCAGCTTGATATGGCTTGCCATAAGGTCGCTTTCAGAAAGCTTAATGGCCCCGTTCAATAGTTCGACCAGCGTATCGATATATGTATTTTCATCGAGTTCGCCGTAATCGAGCAAAGGGCATACGGTCACCTCGCGAATACGCAGAACATAACCGTTGAAGCCTTTCTGCATCGCTTTGATGGCAACTGCGGCCGCCATAAAGCCATGCTCCCCTTTCACAGCGATTGCCCATTCGCTGTCAGATTGTTTCTCGGCGAAGTCCCGAATGATCGGCATGGTGGCATGACCATACGATTCGGAGTCCTCGTCCAGTTTTTCGCATTGACTGTTCCAGTCAGCAGAAAACTCCTCCAATGTTTCATCGCTGGAGGATAAGCGTATTAATTCCATAATCACCTCTGAATATAAACTATCATGTGTTTTATTATAATCAAGTATAGGTGGCGATTATATCAACGAAACCCCCACCCTCACCGGCTTCCCCAACATGAGTTCGCTCAAGGCCCATACCAGTGCGTCGGCGCGGTCGGGGGAGTGGCCGGGGCCTTCGTAAGTGCCGCCGGTCATCAGGCCGCAGAGCTGGTCTTCGAGTAGCGCGAACACTCCGGCGTGGCGCACGCGGCCCGCTTCGTAGAGCGCGGCCACCGGTTCGGCGCGAGCGGACTTGCCCTGCCGCGCATGGACCCGGCGGACAGGCAGAGCGAGGTCGGCGGCGCGCAGCACCGATTCGACCATTTCGCCGCCCTGATTGGCCTCCACCACAACGCGGTCGGCCTGCCACACGCGGGCGGCGGTGGCGACGGCGCGGGCCCAGCGTTCGGGGCTGGCGCGTTCGACGCTGGCATCGGCCAGCACAATCGCGCCTCCGTCGCTGCCCAGCATGGCGACGACGATCCCGCAGGCATCGCCATGCGCGCTGGCCGGGGGATCGACCCCGATCACGATCCGCGATGCCGTGCTTGCCAGATCGCCCGCAGGATCGCCCGCCAGTTCGATCCGGCAGCTTTCCAGCAGAGTGCGGCTCCACAATGCGCCTTCGGTTTCGGTCAGCAGTTCGCCGCCCAGTTCCTGCCGCCCCAAAGTAGTGCCGCCGAATTCGCGCTCCATCGCAGCGATGAAGCGCGTGGGCAGATGTGCGGCATTATCCTGTGTCGCGCCGCCGGTGATCGCGGTGTCGCCGGTGTCCGCCCCATCGACCAGCCGCCGCACCAGCGCAGTGCTGCGCGGCGTGGTGGTGGCGACGATCCGCTGATCGCGCCCCAGCCGCAGGCCGAGCGAGAGGTTGTCCCAGCAGCGCATCGCCCGTTCGTGCGCGGCGGGCCACTTGGCGATTTCGTCGCACCAGGCGTGGCTGTGTTGCGGGCCGCGCAGGCTTTCCGGCTCGGCGGCGGAATAGAGGAACGCCTGCGCCCCGTTGGGCCAGCGCAGCCGGTGGAGCGACGGTTCGAACAGAGGGCGGCAATGCGGGGGAGAGCAGGCGACCAGCCCGCTTTCCCCTTCCACCATCACGCTGCGCGCTTCGCCCAGCGATGCGCCGACCAGCGCGATCCGCACCGTGCCGTCGCTTTCGGCCACAGAGCGGACCCATTCGGCGCCCGCCCGCGTCTTGCCGAACCCGCGCCCGCCCATCACCAGCCACACCCGCCAGTCCCCCGGCGGGGCGATTTGCCCGGCGTGCGCGGAATAGCGGAAATCGTGCGCCATCTCGTCGCGTTCGTCGCGGGTGATCCTGTCCGCCAGCGCGCCGATCCATTGTTCGGTCTTGCTTGGGTCGGCATCGTAGAGGAAACCCAGCGGGGGTTCATGCATCGCGGGGTTCCTTTCCCGAAGTGTTCTTGTCAGAGGCGCGGTCTGCCGCCCGATCCAGCTCGGCATCGGTGGCGCGTTCGGCCTCGATCTTGCGGCGCAGCGCATCGACCTTGCGGGCAAGCGATTCGCGCAGTTCCGCCTTGCTCATATGCGTGCGAACGGCGCGCTCTTTCGCCACGGTTTCCCTGTGCGCGGAAAGCAGACGCAGCGCGCTGGCCACGTCCAGCTTCCGCTCCGGCGCCGGGTCGCGCAGGTGGCCCAGTACCTCCATCTCCAGATTGAGATACCCTTCGTAGAGCGCAGACTGCCACGCGGCGGCAAAGGTCGGGTCGCTGCGCCGCAGGGCATAGACTTCGCGGGTGGAGATATGCGCGTGGGCTGCACTGGCCGCGACGTTGGATGTTTCGCCCAGCCGCTGGATAAACCGGTCGCGCCACTTGCGGCCCGGTTGCGGAGCGAGGGGCGCGACGCGGCGGGTGGTGGCAGTGTGGCGGGGCCGCTGGCGGCTGGCCACTTCGCATACGCCGGGCATTGGCGGCGCGGCCTGCGCCACCGCGCGCTTTATCGCCCGCGCGAAATCGGGATCGCGCCGCTTGCGGGCATGGACCGTGGCGGCGGCAATCCCCGTTTCCTCTGCCGCGCGGGTGATGAATTTCAGGCGGGCGAGCGATTGCAGGAACGGTTGTTCCCACTGTTGCCGGGTCCGGTGATAGGCTGGCGGATCGATCTGGCTGGCGGTCAT